CAGAAGAGAACTTTAGTGTGATATAGTCCTCCTTCATCAATAGAAAGTGTCTTTTCGAACCCTCATTGATTGGTGTCGAGAAGCGGAGATTGCCGGATATGTCTTTGATGTCTACTGATTCCATAACACACCAAAGTTCGGAAACAAACAAAAGAAGCCCAAAATATTTGAGCTTCAATAATTGACAGTTTGACAAGTGTCAGATAATAGTATCTATACTCTGTTTGCAGGGTTAGGCTCATTCAGTTTCACGGAAATTTTGGAAAACGTCCTTGCCGTATTAAAACTGAAAGACTGTGAACGGGTGTAATATAGATGGTAAATCTCCTCCCCTAAGGCGGGAACCTTGACAGTAAATTCCCCTTTTGTAATCTCATTCAGAAATGCCTTATACTTGGTGATGTAGTCAGAAGGAGAATTTCCTTGTAGGGTAAAGGTTAGTGTTAGATCCCGTTCGTCAATCTTCCGATTGGCTATAATTATTTTCTTTCCGTCCTGTAAGCGGGACTTATTCTCTATTACCTCTTTCATTGGAAGCGGAGCATAGATAGCTTCAATGAACCCATCTCCCATTCTTACTCCCCATACAAGGAAGGCATCCCGGTTGTTGATTAATAAATCTCCTTTCATATATATGTAATTTTGATGATACACCTCTATTTTCCTTTAAATAATCATTCTCCCCGCCAATAGCGGGGTTTTTCTGTTATTTTCTTGTTAATCCGTTAGTATTCCGTTTAACTTCTGCAATATCTGAAGCCATTTGTTGAATAGGCTTTACTATCACATTAGTGTTATCTCTAATGTCTACTATAGCTTCATAAGAAAGCCGTAACAAATCCCGTGTCTCACTAGCAATATCCTTTATCCCTGTGGTATTGGCGATAATAGGCAACATCTCGGCTTTCAATTCAAGAATGGACATCGTTTGTAACTGGTTCTGATTCTTAATCTCTTCTCCGGCAATTTGCAAGGCGGTGAAACGTCCGTTAAGTTCTTCGATTGAATCTTGCGAAGCAGCGGCAAAACCTTTCTTTGAAGATTCTTGGGAAGAGGAAGCTGCTCCTTTCATGTCTATCCCTGCTTTCTCCAAATAGCCGCTTACATTTTCCATAATATTTTCAAGTGTCGGAATATTCTTTTCATAATTACCTATAAGTCCTTCAGTACGTTCTTCTACTTTCCGCATCAATGCCTTTTCATCCAATTTACCCGAAGCGTATTCCTCGTATAATTTGGCTATGTCATCGCTGAATGAACCAACAACCTTATCTAACACAATCGTTCTCAACATATCAGAAACAATGTCTCTAAACGTATCAGAGGCATAATTTCTGAAGCTATCTAAAGCGTCTTTCCCTTCATCGAACCACGCCCAAATACTATCTACAAAATTATCTACTAAAGGCTCATACAGGGAACTTACATATTCGTGAAGCTGCTGGGTGTATTCATCGTATTTTTCCCGAAGTTCAAGCAATGCTTCTAGCGTCTCTTTAGTCTGTCCTACAAGTTTATCACCATATTTATCTAAAATAGTTTTAGCTGTCTCTTTATTGAGTAACCTTTCGTTATCAAACAATTCCCCTAATCCGTTATTTCTAGCCCAAGAAACCAAATCTTCCGTTTTTTGTGAATGTCCACCTATACCGGTTCCTAGAAATCCCTTACTTCTTTTCCGAGTTTCAATACGTAGATTATTTATAGCGGCGGTTTGCCCCTCTTTATATTTTCTGCCAAAATCAATACCCCATATTTTCCCGAAAGTATTATCTAGAAGCCAATTCCATGAGTTAGTAATCCATCCGCCACCACTTTTATTTTGATAGATGGCTTGTGATTCATAAGCTTTGGAATTATAGGCGTTTGCAACTTCATCGTGCAATTTCTTATAATCACGCAAGTTTCTCAAGTTATCTTCCGAGAACCAATTGCTTTCTGCCTGTTGCGCTTCAAGTGAGGCAATACGATATTCATTAACAGCCTCGGTTAATTTGTTAATCTCCGCTACCTTTTCAGCGTATTTTTCATACTGCCTATCTGCTGTAGGAAGAATTGAATTTAATTGCTGCATTAGTTGGATTCCGGCAGATATAATTCCGAGTATAACAGACGCTTTTTCTATTGTAGAAATGGCATTTGCTCCAGTTTGTGTAACTTTAGTCATTCCCTCTATTGAAGAAGTTACAAACATTGTTACATCCCCCATAAAAGAAATAATTTCTCCAGATGTTCCCCCAATAGCTTCTCCTGTACTTTTCAAGGCAGAAGCCAGTTCATTAACTTTATCTATTGCCGTTTTTTCAGCCTTGACAAAATTATTGTTTGCCTTTTTGGCTTTATCCTTGGCTGCATTGTATTTATTCAATGCGTCAGTAGCTGTGAGATAGGTATTCTCAACCTTTATCTTGCCGTCCTCACCGAGCGATGTGCTTTTTACTCCGGTAATGATTTTTGCTCCGTTGTTTATGGCATCAAGTTGTTTCTTAGCTTCCGCTAATTCCCTCTCAGCATCTGCCAGTTCTCTCTGTTTATCTGCTAGTGCTTGAAATGGATTCCGACTGTCCAATTCATCAATAATTCTTTGAATAGTAGATGTATATTCCCGTAAATCTTCTGGATTAAGAATTGTAGCCGCTGTCCCTTTCGCTTTTTCCAGTTGTGTCAACAAGGAGTTGAGCGTTTCAGAAGAAGTGTTTTTCAAATCCTCAAATGCACGTACATACTCTGGAGACTTTTTCAGGATATCAAAATCATGCTGCATTAGTGCTTTACCTTTTTCAGAGATGGCTTTAGCTATAGAACGATCTATTTGTGAGACTTCTGCCGTATCACTTGACTTTTCGGCTTTTTCACGTGCCTTTCGCAGTAGTGCAATATCATCATTAAACTGTTTTTCAATAGCAAGGCGTTGGTCTGCGTATGTCTGATATTGTTTCAATAACGGTTTATACCAATCGACAGCTTGCCTTTGTTGAGTGTTTCCTATAATTGTGTCCCATTCCGTAGTATCTACCGATACATTAGACAGATCGAACGTTTTTTTCTTATAGTCTTTACTTTTCTTGGCATTCAATTCTTCTTGAGCATCAAATAACTTCTTTTGATACTCAATTTCTTTTCGAATATAATCCTCTCTCTGACGTTTTAAGTCTTGTATTTCCTTCTTATTATCTAACTCACGTTGAGCAAGAATCTTGGCTTCCCCGTCCGCCATAGCGTCAATACGGGACTGAATTACCTGATTTTCTAAATCTTCTTCCCTACGTTTTCTTTCGAGGGTTTGTTTGTCTATGAGGTCAGATATTTTCTTTTGCTGGTCTAAAATGGAGTTGTAATTTTTGTCCGAATCTTCATACTTTCCACCCAAACCAGCAACTGTTACTAACTTCTCAAGAGCTTTAGACGATTTTTGATAAGAATCTTGTAGACTTTCTTGTTTTGCTATTTCTCTATCAGTTTCTTCTATTTTTTCCCTTATTATATTAACTTGTTTTATTGCGCCTTCATAAGCTTCAGGAACACCTTTTACAGCTTCCGCGTTTTGCTGTTCGATTAGTAATTTTTGCTCTAACCTTTGTTTCTTTATATATGCAATATTTTTAGATACTCCAGCTTGAAATGATTTATACCAATTCTTTGCGATCTGATCGGCCGCTGCTGTTGCTTTAGCATTTGTTATAATTTGGTTAGTCTGTTCTTTTATCGCTTTGGAAACTTCACCATTTTTTATAGATTCATTAGATAAATTTTTCAAATGCTCTGGATAAGATCTTTTCAGCTCTTTTACTGCATTATTTCTTTCTTTTGTAGATTTAGTTACATCTGTTGCAATCTTATATAGACTGTTAAGTTTAGTAATTTCTTTTGAACTTTGTTGTATTCCTGTAGATGTTACATTATATAAATTTCGTTGAGCTGTATATAAATCCTTGATAGCTTTTTCGGCTTTTCCTAAACTACTAATCCACTTAACAAGTTTATCACCATAAAGAGTTAAAAGAGTTATCCCCACAGTTAAAGCCGTCTGCCAACTAACTATGGAAGAAACAACCTGTTTCCAAACAGGTGTAGCAGCTTGCCCGCTATTTTTCAAAGCTTCAAACTGAATCCTAGCCCTCTTTATTTCATCAGAAAGAATTGGCAAGTTATTAGAGATAGCCAAAAAGAAAGTTCTCCACCCAGCAGCCAAAGAAGGAAGCTCACGTCCTATTTGTTGAATAGACATATTTAGTCCATTCCAGCCGCTTGCATAATTACCGACATTTCTTTGATGATTCCCAATCGTTGCATCTAGCTCTTTTATTTTTGCATCTGCTTGTTGAATAGAAACTAATAGTTCTTTCCCAAATGGAGATGTTCGCTCACTTTCTGTCAATGCTCTATAGGCAGCTCTCATCCTACCTAAAGATTGAGAAATAGCATCCATAGAAGTAGCTGCAGCGTTGTCTAACTTAGCGTTAGCACTCAAACTCTGTCTTACTTCAGTAAGCGCCGTTTTATGAGTAAGCAAAGAGTTATTTAATTGTTCCAGTCTCCTTTGTTGAGCAGATGAAAGGCTAGAAGATTCTCCCTGTGATTTAGTGATCTTTTTTATTTCTGCGTTAAGTAGCCGGATCGCATTTTGCTCTTCTATTAACCTTTTTATGTTTTGCCCTCTCATACCGAGAACATCACCGATTTCAGCTTTAAGTTCTTCATACGCCTTAACCTGCGCCTGAATAGAAGTTGTTTCCGATGTATTAGTAGAAGAATTGGTATTGGTACTAGAAGAAGTATTAATACCCTTTGCTGCCTGCGACATTTTGTCCTGTGCCTGAATAATTTTATTCGAAGCATCAATAATTTTATTTGCAGACGCTGTTATCCTAGCCTCCGTCTCTCCTACCTTAGCGGCTAAGGCATCATATTGAGTTGTGAGGCTCTTTAATTGTGCCTCCAAACCTTGCGCTATATCAATATCGACTTTTACATTGATACTTTTCAATGACTTCTTTACATTCTCGATTTCTTGCTTCAATCTTTGAAGTTTCTGAATGTCACTGTCTACATTTACAAATATCCCTGCCATATTTATTTATATATTTTCTTTTGGACTTGCCTTATTGCGTATTTTCTTGCTGCCGTCAACACATCATATCCCTTTGATTCTACAAAAGAGGCATAAGGCATTCCGTCAGCTAAATATAATCCGTCTCGTGGCTTTTCCGAGTATATCAACATATTTTCCGTATTTCTCACAGCTTCGGGATGCCCCCCGTCATCTCCCACTTCAATAGCTACTATACGTCCATCTCTTACCACACAGAAACCAGGAGCATTACGTAGATTAAATGTATGATTTTGATATTCTCCATTTTTCTGGGCGTAACGTATGGCGTCTTTCCCTATTTCTACTAACTTAGAAAAGAAAGCGTCCTCTATTTGTTTTTGAAGTTCGCTCAATCCGCTATCATCCCCTATAAACTCCATACTTACTTATTTTGACGCCTCCGTGATGCCATATCTTTACCTTTCACTTTCTTTATTTTATCTCCAAATACTTGATGTATCTTATCACGTTGCATTAAAACCAGATTTCTATACGGTATTTCATACACAACTTCTTTATAAGACAAATGCAAATTTTCCATGAACGACGCAATTTGTCCTAATAGCGTTTCATTACCGGCTATTTTGGTGTCGCTGCCAGCAGACTTACGTTCTTCGCTAAGCCGACAGCTTTCTGAAAAACCGATACATCAATCATTGAGATTGCTTCTTCCACACCATTTACGCACTCTTCATAAGTACCTTTAGAAAGTTCCTCAAAAAGACTATCATCACCGTTAATAAACCATGAAAGAGCGTGAGCATAGTATTTTAAATCTGCTAGAGAAAGCAGAATCTCTCTTAATGTTTCTCCCTCTCGCACATCACATAAGTATGATATAGCATTTGACAAATTATGTATAGTTGGAGGATATATTGTATACCCTTTCTTATTTACAATAATCGTCCTAAAATCATTTCCAATAATTGATTGTGATATAACTTTTGCCCCTTTGTTCATAACTATTTTATTAAAAGGGGCGAGAAACACAAATCCTCACCCCTCACCACTTTATAATATAGATAATGTCTCCGACGATTGTACTCCATCTTCTCTTGAAGAACCATAGTTTGCAGTAGTTTCAGCGTTCACCCGCCTTGATCTAGTTGAATAACTATTTAGGGAAAGCGATTCAGGAGAAGCAAGCGTTACATTTTCAGACCTTCATACCCCTTCTTTTACTTCACTCGCATCAAACCAATACTCTGGCATAACAGCCTCATTTAAAGGTTCTAACATTGTAGCTACGACTGCAATACCAACCGCTCCATCAGTGTTAGCTTCACGAGCTACTACATTTGCATAAGGAAGAACGCAATACTGATCGTCTTGTGTTAGTGCAATCAAACATTTTTTCACTTCCACAATACCACGAGCACGCTTCCATCCTTTATCGGTATTAATAACTTCACCGCCCATCAACTCTTTTTTAGTCGCATAATCATAGCGTCCAATCGTGAAGTTAAAGGTCACATCTCCCATTGTTTTTCCTCCCATACGGTAAGTTGAACCTGTCAGCTGATTTTTGTAAGAATCTTGTGTAGGGTCTCCTTCTTCGATGGTCCACGTGTCTTGATGCACATTTTTAATTTCGGTAGCAGATCCGTTTGCTTTTACCAAAGCATATAACGCTGTACCCGTCAAATCCGCTGATACTGCATCTTCATCGGCATGCCATAATCTTTTTATATCAACTGCTGATATTTGTATACTTTCTGCCATATCTTTACATTTTTACATTTAATACTTTAAACTTTAAAACCACATTTACGTAACTACATTCAAGCTTCGCATCTTCTTCTATTCCTATCCGGTCTATTTCCCAATGATATTGAGTACTATCAAACATTCCACTTTCTCCTATAAAAAACAGTTTTGCAGCTCTTTCCAACTCATTTAATCGTACCGTATTGGTCTTACCACTGGTCAAATATGGAACGCAGATGTTAACATGAGGATAACATACCTCCCAATAAGTTTCTGGCTCCAAAGGATCTCTTACAACAATCACTATTAATTCGTTTTTTACACTTTTCTTAATAGCATTCCAGCTGTCGTAAACGTCTTTTATTAAAAAGCCTTTTAACTTATCACACAGAATCTTGTATATGTCAGTTGTTACAATCATACCCAAATATCACATCTACCCTTAAACTCTTCCGAATAACACTCGGCATTCTTCTTCACGTCTCCTTCTCCGACAATCTTTCCGCCAGCATCCAGACATCTGACATGCAAACCTAAGGCAATCTTATCACCTTCATAAACCACATGGTAATTATACACCCAGCGCTCACCATTAACAGACACTTCCTTTTGCTGGGAGTTGTCATGGCAAAAGCAGCTGGTTACATCTTGCCAAGACTCTCCACCGGTTCCCGGTAGTGGTCGGTTATATTCGTCGTTCTGTTCCGGTACAATAACCAATAACTGCAATTTATGTGGCGCAGATTCTAGCATATCACCAAATATTTGAAGCGTCTTTAATTACGCTAAGTCCCACTAAGGTAGCCGTCTCATCGTCAGGGGTTATTCCGTAGAGTTTGAACATATATTTGGCGTAATTCTCCAAACTATCCATTCCCCATGACTTGGAATGCCCGTTCTCGGATACAGAAGCAGGATGCATAAGAATCTTGTTCATGAATTTGTTAACAGAATCAGAAACAGTCTTCTTGCTTTCCAAGTCGGCATCGGAGCCGGGAACAAGCCCCAGTTCCAACGCAAACTTATCTATTCCCACATCTGAAATTTCTCCAAATGAAGAAAAACATTGCTTTATGTAGTCACCTATTGTCACGATTCAACAGTCAATGAGTAAATACCGTTAATTTCAGTAATAACCGGCAATGACAGCGATTGTGCTTTGGTAAACTCAACACCGTTAGAGTTGTCGGTTTCCCCTTTACCCCATTGAGAGATACGGATTCTTCCGAAATTCGAATAAGTCACACCTGGTTCTTGACGCAACTCGTTGTCTGCATATGCATTCTTAATAACGCCAAGTTTTCCAGCAGGAATAAACACAAGGTTCTTGTCGTTCCAAGGAGAATATTCCGTCAATTTACCATTATTTTGAATTCTTGTAGTACGCCTGATAATCTCAAATTCCGGGAAATTATTCTGACGCATAAACTCATTCAGGTTAGACAACAATAAAGGAGTTGATGCCTTGTCTACACCAAAAATCACCTGTTTCATCTTCTTATTACGGAGAATGAACGACAATCGACTTTGAGAAAGAAGAATCTTGTCAAATGTCACCTTATCCTGAGCGGAATCAAGCATCGCCTGTAAGTCTTCGAAGCAGTCTACAACGCCTTCATTGCCCTGTGTCCAGTCAACGGTAGCTTTAGCAACGTTTTCAGATGGCATCTTGTAATCAATAGTACCTCTTACACCACCTTCCGGGTTATTGTTTGCGTCAAAAGTAAATACACCTTTATTGGACAAAGCACCTAGGAAGATTATATCTAACTTAGACTGAACGGAATTAACCACTTTGGTGACGTTATTCCACATCAAATTTATTAACTGCTGTGTTTTCTGATCGTCAGTCAGCATTCGAGAGTCAAGAATTTGAAGAATCTTTCGATAATCTTCAATAGGCATAGAGTAACTCATCTGATGATTCAAGACCTTTTCTTTCAATGTTTCAAGGCCTTCGGTTCCCATGATAGGTTCCTTACCTTTAGAATCCAAAGTAGCCGCAGCAACACTTAGGTTGTATTGTCCAATCAATTCTTCAAAGTTAAGACCGATAGTAGGAACATCCCAAGTCAAATATCTTTCGTAGATATTTTGGTCAAACAATCGCTTTCTCAATTCAGAAGCGGCATCAATGCGAATCTGTACCTGTTTAGTAAGTTCGCCAAAAATAGAACTGTAAAATAATCCCGGCATAGCTTATTGTCTTACATATTTAATACTAGGGTTATTCTTCATGCACCATCCGCCTAACAGCCAGTCTTCCGGCATCGGATAAGCCACTTCTTTCAGAACAACCACATCATAACCTGCTGAAACGGTTTGAAAGTCCATATTAGTTTTGTACTCTTTATCCGTCTCAACTACTGCGTTTGGCACATCGGTTCCAACAACAGCAAAAGCATTGGCAGTTGCACCGGTCAAAGCGGCGGCCAATGTAAGAACATCGTAATCCGCATTCGTCTTATCGATACTGTTGACAGTCTGCTCGTTTTCTCCTATTTTCAGCTTGTCTCCAACCTGAACCAAACTTCCCTTTACAACTCTTGGAGCAGACGTTGTACCACCGGAGACAATCTTCACGGCTTTGCACACCGTACATTCCATGTTTGCGAAGTCCAACGCAATCGGAGTACCTTTTCTAATTAACGTTCCCTCAGGAAACGTTTGCTTCAATTTGAAGTCTCCCGGAAGAACCTTACATTCTCCTCGCCAAAATACCGGGAATCCGCCTTTGATTTTTCCTTTTTCAAATTCAATAGCCATAGTTTTTCGTTTTTTAGTTAGCATCCGGCAAACTTTCCGCCCACTGCTTAGCCATCTCCTTACTTTTTTCAGCAGGGGTGGACAAGGGAAATGCCGAATCTTTTTTCTCAAGCCCTGCGGTTACAATATTCTGCTTGATGCCTGACAGATAGGTATTAATCGCCGCTTCATCCATTTCATCGGTAATTACAAACCCTTCTTTCATCCGCCATTCAGGTATCCCCAGTTCTTTTGCTTTTGAGGAAATAAGACTGTTTCTTTCAGCACGAAACTTTTCAGCCTTGAATGTCTTATTCTCCTTTTGAAGAGAAGAGAAACGTTCTTCCTGCTGTTGCTTGTACTGTTTGAACCACTCCGGTTCCTCGGTAGTTGGTTGCGCTTTATTCGTATCGCCCCCCTTATCCTGTTCATCCTTCTTTTCTTTTGCTTTATTGACCGCATCAGTAACTCGTTTATCAATGCCGCTTTGTAGAGAAGAAAGGAATGTTTTTTGCCCCTGTACAACAGTTGCTAAATTATCATCAGTTACTAGGCCGGTAACCGCTAAGGCATCAGCCTGCCCCTGCAAAATCTCATCGCTCAACCCTAGATTTGTATAAGCTAGTTTTAAGGCTTGGAAAATTTTTTCTTTCATGATTAACTCTTTAGAATTCTCGCATAAAATTACAAGAGAAAAAGAAAGGATGGAAATTTTACGATTGATTAGATCTGACACTTGGCAAAGTGTCAGATTTTTGTTGTTTTAGCTTTATTTTGAAGTAGAAAAGACTGATAAGAAAAAGGGATATTTTACAAGATAAAACGGCAAAAGAAAAGCGGAGGTTACTCCGCTTTATTTATGTGTTAAGAATGTATATATTTCTAAAGAAGGATTCTATGTCTGCCGTTTTAACACTTCCGCTTTGTAAAGATGTTTTTCTTAAAAGTAAATAGGCACTATTTCTTTCGTCAGTACGATGTTCAAAAGTTTCTGTACCAAAATAAGTGTTGACCATCGTACGGTAAAATCGAAAACGTTTAGTGCAACTTTTATCTTCCCCAATGTTATTAGCACCTATAAATGCAAAAGATGAATTATTATCACTTTCAAAGTAATGTCGCATTATGTATATACAGCTCATAACTATCCTTCTTGGCTCAAAATCATTTGTTTGAAAACTGTATCTATTATTCAAATGAGCTTGTGATTTAAGATAGAATTTAATAGCGTACACATTATTCTCATATACTTCTACATCTACAAGATATATCTTTCCGCTTTTCATTGATTTAAAGCGCCATAAATCAATCCTAATCATACCTTCAGATGTGGAAGGTTTGCACATAATAAATTCAGAACCGTAAAAAGGTGGAAGAATTTTCATTACGGTATAAGATAATCATATACAGGTATTCTGTATGCCTTATGTTCCTTGATAGTAACCCTTTTGAATACTACCTTATTCGAGGCTTTATTTATAGCCTTTTTAGGAAACGTTTTTGTATTGGAATTATTAGATTTCATGATGTGGTATTATGGTTTGTTTATATTTTTATTTATTATAAAATCACTCTTCTACTAATAGAGACAAAACAGCATGAAGTACTTACAACATTCCCTTCTCCAACAATAGTCCTTAAGGGAACCTCCTTTTCATTATCTAATGGCTCCCATCCAAGTCTTTCGCCTTTAGTCTTTACAACACAGCGAACTTCTCTTTTATAGACAATCTTTCGACGTCTTTTTAAATCACTCCCCATTAGTCTTATGTTTAAAATTTATTTTCTATTATTACTATCATCAACAGTATTACTACTATCTTTGTTCGTAACGCAACTTTGATACGTTACTTTGATGTTGCAAAGATAAATAATACAAATCAAGATTGATTGATTGATTGAATAATTAACTATATCTGTTATCGGTTTTTAACGGTTTTAACTCTTTAGAAACCAAAAAACCGCCCTCTTGCGAAGGGCGGGAAGGAATTTTCATGATTCTATTGTGTTATTTGGTTAGGAGTGATGATAGTTACATTACAAAACGACTGTTGTATTGTTTGCAACTGTAGCATCAAATTCATACCCTATTTTCATTTCAGCTTTGGAGCCACAAGGCAAAGGAAGACATGTAAAACAAAAGATGACTACCGATAGGGGAGTACGATTTTTCCCAGTAATATAAACTTCAGAAGATGCAAAGTTCACAGTATCTCCAGAAGGCAAAGTAAGATATCTTATTTTAATACCTAGGCGCCCCTTTGTTCCAAACCATGCTGATCTTTTAGCTTCATATACTGTTCCCTTGGCTATTGTTCCCGCTGGTATAGCTACGACCCTATCAACAACCACATCCCGCGACACTTTAAAATCAATCGTTTGCCCTTCATGCACTTTTGAAGCTCTAACGTTTCTTATTGATTCCAAGGATACAATAGTTCCCGATTTAATCGTTACTTCTTTCTTTTCTTGAGCTTTAGGGCTGCCCTTTCTTTATTGTATAACTCAGCAACAAACTATTATTTTGTTCTATTCTTCCTATACTTTTTGTATAACCCCGTAATTTTTCTGATTACACACCCTCATTATTATCCTTTTTGACCGATTTAGAAACCAAACCAACATTTATAGAATCCAGTTTTTCATTCTTAATTCGTTCTATTTCTTCTTGTGGGGCATCGGTAAGGGAAAGCATGTTGACAGCTAAGTCTAAAGAAATAATACCATCAGAATAAAGCTTTCCGATAGAAGCCCACAGCTTTTCTTTATCTTCGTTGAATGGTTCGGCAAACTCATGTGTTATATTCATCTTTTCCAATTGTTCCCTCAAATGAATATGGGTAACATTCATCATGATAGCAAGAATAAGATTTTTCTCACGGTCAACTAGAATATCGTATATCTCTTTCAAATTATCTCTCTTGATGTATCCTAGCGTCATAGCACGCTTTAAAGCTTCTCCCGACAGTGTACCCATGCCCTTCATGCTTTCAAACGAAAAATCAGGCGTAAATGAGTCAAACAAGATTGAGCTATTCAGATCTTTCTTCTCGCTGTCTTTCATAGAAGAATACTCAGGCGGAACCAAATACTCTACAGAGCTATTATCTTTGGAGTTCATCTGAATAACTTCTCCAGCAGTATCGGCTTCTGCTAAAGACTGTATAACATCAGCGGTAGCTTTCAATTTAGGATCGGCGAAATAATTGTTGGTATCGGCTGCTTTTGAATCAATATGTTCTTCCCGATCACATCTAGACTGAGTCCCATGCCAAGCCTTATCCTGTTTGTAGTAGATTACATTGATTTTCCCACTAGGATTAACCAACGGAGTGACTTCCCACCCGATATTTGCTTTTTTGCACCGGAAAATGTACATTGGTGTTTCAATATCGAAATGTTCAACAGTCCTATTTCCTTCTTTCAAATTATAGCCATACCCAAAAGCAATCAAATTCTCGTATTGGTCGAAAAGAGGTCTGAGGGTATATCCTTTAGATTTTGAGATAACCAACACTTTAACCCCCGGCTTCCCATTGTCATCATATATATGATATACTTTTGCACTTTCCGTTTCTGAGCCAGCCAAACGCTTTGCCTGTCTCATTGTTGTATGAAAACGGGTATCTTGGAGGAAATCATTGTAGGCCTTAAAAGCTTCATCCGTTCCTTTTACATCGTTTTTCCACTTAATAGGATTGCCCAACAGGAAAAACAATTCTACTTCATTGATGTATCTCTGCCTTGTACGGGGAAGTTTTTCTACCTTATAAGGCTCTTTATTCTTACGCTGCTTGTCCTTTCTTTTATTTACCTTATGCGTCTCAGGATTATATTCTTCTATGGCTTCTATTACATCCATGTCACGATTTTGCAGCAAGGCTTGAACCTGGCTGATGTCCTTATCCTCAATAAGTTTCATCAAATCTCTTTCCACTCCAAGAGAGTTCAGCGTTTTATTACGCAATAAGTTGAATATGGATTCTACAAAGTTCATATGATCATATATTTAAAATATTCCTAAATCCTCTTTTGAATATTGTTTCTTAACTCTAATCTTACGCTTTTCAAAACATCCAGTAAGAGCGTCTGGAGCGTCATCGTGAGAATTACTTCCCTCTTTTCGGTACTTGGTTATCGCATTGTGAAACTCCGGCCATTTCCTTTCCCATCCAACTGGGAAAAATGTCATATTGTTGACATCGGCTGATTTTGTAAATATGCGCACTTGCTTATTATCTGTCTGACAGAACCAATTAATAAAGGTTTTTGTGTTGCCCATTTCACGGCATTGTTTCTCCACATTACGGGCAAATCCACGTCCGCCATTATTGCTTTCCACATCAACCCAATCCGTCATATTTCTAGTTATCATATCTGCCGTTTTAGGCTCTGTAAACTCCATAGGCTTCTGTGTGTATAAAACGTCTGTGACAAAGTTCCCAATTGGAGTGTCTACGTAGCATATAGAACAGAGATAATCAGCCCCCGTGTCTGCTGTATCAGTATAGTTTTTCTTTTCAGAATCTCTATAATACGGGATTGTATCATAAGTCTGAAACTCACGATACATCAAACCTTCTATCGGGGTCGGGTTTTGCATATACTGAGTGTCGAAAACAAAAGAGTTTGCAGATTCAATTTTGTGAAGTTCTTCCAAGGTATGCTTAAATTCCCAAAGAGCCTTTTCTTTACCATTTTCGTCATGTTGGATACAAGGTAGTGAAATAACAGTCCAATCTTCCGGTTCTATTTCTTGAAGATACCCACAAAGATCATGCTCATGCAACCTTTGCATAATAATTATAATAGGCGTATTTCTGGAGTTTACACGGTTCCTGATTGTGGTTTCAAAACGATTATTAACCCTCTCCCTTATCGTGTCAGACAAAGCGTCCTCCGGCTTTATAGGGTCATCAATTATAATGGCTCCGGCAAACTTGGTATCCCATCCCGGCATAAAGTCATTTATCTCTTTTTCCTCTTTGTCGTTGGGGTCATCTACCTGGCCTGCGCCAAATCCTGTCACCTGCCCAGCCGAACTAACGGCATAAAGCCCCCCACCAGCGTTTGTGTACCATTTTTTTGCATTAGTGCCATCTGTTACTGATTCAGGAAACAATCTTTGAAAATAATCAGAGCGTACAATAGTGTTTATCTCTTTGGAACTATCTAAAACAAGATCATCGGAGTATGAGAGATGGATAAACTTTGATTTCGGATTTAAAGCCAAACCGTATGCTATAAAGTTTTTGACAGCAAGCTCGGTCTTACCGTAACGTGGGGCAATATTAATAATAAGCCGCTTTATGTCACCTTTAACAACTTTATCAAGAGCATCGCATATAATACGATGATGTTCACCTATAATAAACTTGTTCCCTGTCTTTTTCCGAAATACATATCTTGTAAAATTCAGCATTCCAGATAAACAAAAAGTACGCTCTATGTCAATGTTTCTAATATTCATCATTCAGTGAATTCCAAAGTTCTTTTGCTTCCTCTTTCGTTAACATTCTTGGAGGTTCTTCAGCCACTGGACTGTTTTTATCCTTGATTGATGCAACTTCTCTTCCCCATAAGTCCATCTTCGTTTCTTCCAATATCTGTGTTTCTCCTTTGGAAGCTCCTTTTAAATAGGAACGACACAAAATAGCAATCCATATAGGAGTGTCACCTGCCATTGATATATCTTCCAATTCCTTACGGGATAATTGCATAAGATAACATCGCATATCCTTAAAATCAGAATACGATAGATTATAAGCTTTCTTGGCGATAGTATATAGCTTAGGTTTCCGACCCCTGTTTTGAGGCTGGTTTTCGCTCGTAAATCTTGTTTTCTTTCCATCTTTAGCTATATTCTTATTTGCCATTTCAAACCGTTTACAAACCGTTTTCTATTTACTTGATTATTATAAATTACCACCCTCTGTACTTGTTAGAGCGATTAGTTCCTTTCATAACTTCTATTCGTTGGATATAATAATTATCTGGCTCATATATTCCCGCATCACGATCACTCCTTTCGGCTTGTTTTATAGCCTTTTTTGCTACATCGGAGCTAATATATCCGTTCGATTCATTCCCCGTTATCTTGTCAACAAATACATATTGAATCTCTGTTGCATTAGAACTCGCTTTTGTAGGACCTTGAATAGGTTCGGTAAATCCCGGTCCAGTTCTGCGAGAGGATTTTGCACTGCCCCCCCTAATTCCTCCTGATGTCTTTGCCATTATCTCTTCCTCCTTCGTTTTAATTCTGCATTAAGAACCTCTCTTCGCAATTTATTTAGTGCTGCGCTTTCTATATTATCACGTGTATAATCCTTAAAAGTAGCATTAACTTCAGGATTGCTCATTAAAGCTGCTCTAAAAGAAGTTTTAACA